GGAGGCCCGCGGTGGCATCTGTCCGCCTCATCGCCCCCGAGCCGCGCATCGTGCCGTGGCTCGGCCCGGAAGTCGTCGTCCAGCCCGACCAGGTCGTCGAGGTGCCCGACGCGCATGCCGACTCCTACACCTGCCAGCCCGACGTGTGGGAGCTGGTCGGGGAACCGAAGAAGACCACCACCGCGGCGAAGTCGCGCAGCACCAAGGACGGTGACTGACCATGGCCATCGGATCCGGGCTCGGCGCTCAGATCGGCATCGCGCCGGAGACGACCTACGGGACGTTCGTCGCGCCGACGAAGTTCATCGAGTTCACCAAGGAATCGCTGAAGCTCAAGAAGACCACGGCGCAGAGCAACGGCATCGCGGCCGGGCGGCTGGTCGCGCTGTCCTCGCGGCGCGTGGTGACGCAGCGGGAGGTGCAGGGCTCCATCGAGATGGAGGTCACCACCAAGGCCATGGGGGCGCTGCTGCAGGCCCTGATGGGTACGACGGTCACGCCGGTACAGCAGGACACGAGCACCGCCTACCTGCAGACGCACACCCTGGCTGACAGCGCGGGCAAGTCGCTGTCCATCCAGAAGGGCGTGCCCATGACCACGGGCACGGTCGCGGACTACTCGGCGCTGGGCTGCAAGGTCACCTCGGCTGAGTTCTCCTGCGAGGTGGGCGGCATGCTGACCGCCAGCTTCGAGGTGGACGGCAAGACGATGGACGAGACGCAGACGCTCGCCTCGCCCAGCTACCCGGTGATGGCCCCGTTCCACTTCGGGCAGATGGCGGTCAAGACCGGGGCCTACGGCACCGAGACGGCCCTCGACGGGATCCGCAAGGTCAGCGTGAAGATCGAGCGTGGCATGGCGGTCGACCGGTTCTACGCGGGCGGCGGCGGCCTGAAGGCCGAGCCCATCTCGAACGAGATGGTGAAGATCAGCGGGAGTCTTGAGGCGGACTTCACCTCGACCACGCTGGCGACACTGTTCACCTCCGACGCGGCTACCAGCTTCGTGTGGGAGTTCGTCGGCGACACCATCGAGTCGACCTACAAGAACACCTTCCGCATCAAGATCCCGGCGATCCACATCGACGACGAGCCGCCGTCCGTGGAAGGCACCGAGATCATCCGGACAACGTTCGCCTTCACGGGCCTGTTCGACGGCACCAACGCGACGGCCATCGAGTACATGAGCACCGACGCCACTGTGTGAGGTGATCCCGTGCGCGATGTCCGGATCACCGGCACGGGCCAGCTGCTCAACCTGTCCCGTGACCTGCGCCGGGCGGGCGGGCCCCGGCTACAGCGGAACTTCGCCCGCAGGATCCGGCGGGCCGCCGAGCCGCTGAAGGATGACCTGCAGCAGGCAGTCCGCGCGACGCCCGTCCGCGGGGAGGGCGGCCGCAAGCGCGGCGGCCCGTCGCCGACGACACGCCCCCTGCGGGCGACGATCGCCGCTGCGATCCGGATCAGCGTGCGCACCTCCGGCAACCCGGGGGCGAAGGTCTGGATCGACCGGGCCGCCCTCCCGCCGGACATGCGAGCCATGCCCAACCGGCTGGACGACGGCCGGTGGCGGCACCCCGTCTACGGCAACCGCCGCCGCTGGGCGGCCCAGTACGCCTCGCCCTGGTGGGACGTGACGATCCGCGCCCACACCGCCCGTATGACCGCCGAGGTCGAGCGGGTCATCGACGACGTCCAGCGTGACCTGAGCTGAAAGAGACCCACATGATCATCGTCTATGCGCCGGAGGACGGCGACGAGAAGCGCTGGGACCTGAAGACCGCGCGCATCACGGCGCCCGAAGCCGAAGCGGTCGAGCGGGCCACTGGCCTGGAGTGGGAGCAGGCCAAGGCCAAGGTCTTCCACGGCAGCATGCTGGCGACCCGGGCCATCACCTGGGTGCTGATGAAGCGCGACAACCCGGTGCTGCGCTACGCCCAGTTCGTGCCCGCGGCCGCCGAGCTGGGCTACGAGCTGGACACCGAAGAGATGGCGGTCATCCGCAAAGAAATCGAGAACAACCCCGACCTGGACGAGGACGAGCGGGCCTCGACGCTCGCCCAGCTCGACGCGGTCGGACAGTCCGACGACGAGGACGCGCCCGCGGTCGAGGCGGACCCGGAGGAGGTCCCAAAAGACTCGGCCGCCGAGGCATCGCCCACCGCCGTTTGAGCTACGAGCCGCTGCTGGCGCACCTGCTGCACATCCGCCCGTGGGAGATCCAGCTGCTGACCATCGAGCAGTTCGAGCGGGCTATCGCCTGGATCGACGACTACAACCGGCAGCAAGAGGAAGGGGGCGGCGATGTCTGAGCGGCGTATGCGCTTCACGCTCGACGGCACCGACCGGCTGAGCCGCGTCCTGAACCAGGCCGGGGACGCCTCGGACAAGCTGGCCGCCAAGCTGATGAAGCTGGGGGCGGTCGGCGCCGCCGGGCCGGTGGGCGCCGCGGTGGTGGCCGGTACGGGTGCGATGGTCGCGGCGTTCGCCTCGGCAGGTGTGGCGGCCGGCGCGTTCAAGGCGGCCGTCCAGCCGCAGCTGACTGCGGTGACCGAGGCGTCCGAGCTGTATACGAAGGCGCAGGACGCGGCGGCCAAGGGCGGCAAGGAAGCGGCGGCCGCGCAGAAGGAGTACAAGGCCGCGCTGGACAAGATGCCCCCGGCGACCCGGGACACCGCGAAGGCGTTCATCGGCCTGAAGAGCGATTTCGGGAAGTGGTCCGACAGTCTGTCCTCGACCACCATGCCCATCTTCACCAAGGGCCTGGGCGTGCTCCGCAACATGCTGCCGTCGCTGACGCCGCTGGTGAAGACTGCGGCCGGGGCACTGGGCGACTTCGTCGACCGCATCGACAAGGGTGTCAAAGGCGGTGGGTTCGACCGTCTGGTGCAGCGGCTGAACGAGTCCGCGAAGACCACGTTCCCCGCGTTCCTCAACTCGGCGAAGAACATCGCGATCGGCATCGGCGGAATCGTCAATGCCTTCCTTCCCGCGTCGGGGAAGATGGCGGGCGGTTTCGAGGACATGACCAAGCGGTTCGCCGACTGGGGCCAGGGCCTCAAGGACTCCGAGAGCTTCAAGCGGTTCATCGACTTCGCGCGCGAAGGGGCCGGGGTGCTGGGCCAGCTGGGCGAGGCGGCCGGGAAGGTGCTGATCTCGCTGGGCCCCCTGGCGGGGACGACGGTGGCCGTGGCGGACAGCTTCGCCAGGCTGATCAACTCGTTGCCCCCGGAGACGTTGCAGTTCATTGCGACGTCGCTGATTGCGATCAAGTTGGCCACGATGGGATGGGCCGCTGCCCAGTGGGCGCTGAACGTCGCGATGGGCGCGAACCCTGTCGGGGCGGTCGTCCTGGCGGTGGTTGCGGTCGGCGCCGCGTTCGTCACCGCCTGGCAGCGCAGCCAGACCTTCCGGGAGATCGTCACCGACGTCTTCTCCGGGCTGGCCACCCCGGTCCTGGGCTTCGCCAAGATCACCTTGATGGGCTTCCAGCTGATCACCGGGTCCGTCATCTCGTTCGTCTCCACGGTGACGGGTTTGGGTGCCAAAGCCTTCGGCTGGATTCCCGGCGTCGGTAAGGGGTTCAAGAAGGCCGCGGAAGCGGTCGAGGGTTTCCGCCGCGATACGGACAAGGCGTTCGACAAGGCCATCGGCAAGGTCGACGGGTGGAAGAACAAGGTCGAGAACATGCCCCGAGTGATGCGCGTCAAGGGCGACATCTCCGACCTCGAACGCAAGATCAAGACTGCGAAGGACAAGCTCGACGACAAGAACCTGAGCAAGGAGCGCAAGGCCAAGCTGGGCGCGGACATCCGCGAGTGGGAGAAGAAGCTCGCCGACGCTAAGGCGCGACTGGCCGAACTGAACGGGAAGAAGGCCAAGCCGAAGATCGACGCGGAACCCAGCGGACTCTTCGGCGCGGTGAAGCGGTCGGCGTCCGCGCTGGCCGGGATCAAGGGCCGCAAGCCCGCGATCAACGCCGAGCCGTCCGGGCTCTTCGCCGCGGTGAAGCGGTCCATCTCTTCGCTCAACTCGGTCAAGGGCCGCAAGCCGTCGATCAGCGCAAACAACAGCGGGGTGCGGTCCGCCGTCCGGAACGCGCAGAGCTGGATCAACGGACTGAGCGGCCGGACGGTCTCACTCAACGTTGTCACGGTGGGGTTGAATGCGGCGCGGGCCGGGCTGGCGGCGCTCGGTATCGGCGGCTACGCGCGCGGCGGCCTGGTCCGCGGCTACGCGTCCGGGGGCCCCATCCAAGGCTTCCCCGGCGGAGGGCCCATCACCGGCCCGGGCACCGGCACCTCGGACAGCATCCTCGCCATGGTCAGCAACGGCGAGTTCGTCATGAAGGCCCGCGCGGTGGCCCGGTACGGGGTGCGGTTCATGCAGGCCCTCAACGAGGGCAGGCTGCACATGGGCCAGGTCCGCGCGGCCGCGACCAGCCCGGCCGCCGGATCCGCGATGGGCGGGCCCGGTGACCTGCGGGCGGCGGGCGTGGACATGGTGCGCGGCCTGATCGCGGGCATGACCTCCCAGGCGGCGGCGCTCCAGTCGGCGGCCGGGCGCACGGCGGCGGCGGCCCTGACGGGCGTGCGGCAAGAACTCCAGATCGCCTCGCCGTCAAAGGCCATGGCCAAGCTGGGCAAGGACGCGGGTCAGGGCCTGATCGAGGGAATGACCGGCACCAGAGCGAAAATCAAGTCCACGGCCATGCTGCTGGTGAAGGACATCGCCGCGGCGTTCAAGGGGCGCCGTACCAAGGTTGATGACCGGCTGATCTCAACGGTGATGCGAGGCAGCGCGAAGCTGCTGGTCATGGCCTCCCGGCGGGACGCCATCGCCAAGAAGATCGCCGAGGCGAAAGCCTTC